TCATCAACTAAGGCTTCTACTTCTGCTGTTGTACAATATGGTTCATACTGTAAAGGAGAAGGCAACCATTTTTTTGCTCTGTTTGCGTGAAACACTTGGTGTTCTATATAACCTGGACCATGTATATATTTAGCATCATCAAAGGGAATAGATAAACCAGCCTGACTTTCTTTTAATAAATTCATGTAAATTTCTTTATGCTCGTCTTGAAACTTACTAGCTTCTTCCCACGCATAACGAATTCTTATGCCTCCACCTAAGATAAAATAGTTAGTGTTTGAATTGATAATAAAATTATGTGTTGGATGAAAAGTTAAACCAAAGTCCCCGTGTATGTTTTGCACGTACTCTTGTTCACTTTCTCTCTTAATTCTATCTCCTGCTTTAGTATTTTCACTAATAGAAATTTGTAGTTTATTACCTACATTTAAAACACTAAAACCAAAACCAAAAATCATAGCTCATCTGCCTCTGTTGGTTTTAAAACCAATTCTGAGTTTGGTTTTAACCAGCTGTCTATTTGATGTTGATGCTCTACTCTTCCTTTTTCTTTTATTTTTTTATCTTCAACAATAAAATATTTTGAATCGTACTTTAATTCTTTCATCCAAATTTCTAATATTTCTTGCTCTCTTGCATTAATTTTTGATTCAAAATTGTCATGGTTTTCTCTTACGTAATACTTTAACTCTGATACAGGTAAGTAATTATGTTTCCATGTAATACAGATTTCGTTTCCCTCTTTGTCTTCCCCTGTATCTTCATCCACATATCTTACTTTTTCAGGTAAGACTTCTATCTTTTTTGTAAACTCTGATAAGTCCATTAGTTGGCCTTTAAAACTATGAATTGACCAAGCGATGAACCACCACCGCTAATAAACTGCGGATATGCCGCGGGCACGGGTTGCCCAGAGCCACCAGATAAATAAAAGTCACCAGCGAAATTAGCGGAATTAGTACCGTAAAGGGTAGTTGATTCATATACCCAACTTGATCCAGGCGGAATTTGATTACCAGTTGTTTTTGGTTGTTGCCCACTTATTCCTGCGAGCGTTGAAGGCACAGGTCCTCTACCTGCTGCCCAACCTGTTCTAAATTGAGCGGCTAAACCACCACTACTGTTGTAACAATAAAAATTTCTTTGTGACCATGTAGGTGCGCTGGTAATATTACTAGCGGGTGTTCCTGCCATACACATTGCATTATTAACAGTAAAAAAAGCGTTCAAGGTGTAACCTGTTCCACCTATTGTAATACTTGTGTCACTCATACCAGGTATACTGGGTCCTCCAGCACCAGCATAAACTACGGGTGCCTTACCTCCTGAATTATAAGAACCACCACTAAAAGATGCGTAAGGTCCTTTGTTATCTGCGCCATAAAAATCATTCACAGCTATCGTTCCTGTGGAACTTGTAGTTATGTTGGCATTAGCTGGGATAGCATATGTGTAAGGACCACCCCTGTAATATAAACTCAAATACACATTAGAAGAGGGCGAACCAAATTCGGCCCTAATTGTGTTATAGCTCAAACTGCCGCTTGATGGTAAAACCATGTTATACTAATACCTTGTTTTTAAAGTAAATGACTCCGTTAATATAATCAAATTCACACGGGTTGCCAACCAGATCCGTAGGTGACATCATTCCCATCCTAGCCCAATTTGTATGGCCATATTTTTGTTTACATAACTTGTCAATAGTATGCGCTGGTATATCAGGAAACACATCATCTTCTGCTTCATAAGGCGCGCCTGTGTCCTCTGGTATCCAATCTATTTCTAATTCAAACTCTTCATCCATCATATCGTTAAATCAAATTTCATTGCTTGTGGCTCATAATTAGGTCCACCAGGATTAGTAATCATATGATTACTCCAATGTTCATGTTCCCTATATATACTAGGAATTTTTTTCCAAGAAGAAAACATAAGAGCTGTTCTATGTTTTACAACATCTTCGTTAGTAACTTTCTCAACAGCATGGTACAAAGGTTTATCAAAAATAACCATGTGATTTGTTTTTGGTTCAACCACTAAAATTTTAGAACCTTCATCAGGTCTAAAAGTTGTATCTAAAATTTTTCTACCCGGTATGTATTCTTGATCAGGCATTAATAACAATTTTCCGCCTTCCATTTTTGGGTCTATGTACACATACAGTATGTGTGTATTTAGAGGAAACTCTTTAACCATGTGTGGATCCTCAGCGCCATATTTAACCATGTCGCGTTTTGCTTGCAGCTCGTTTGCGTCTACATGCATTAAAGTTGCTTCTGTTTCATCTCTAACCCAATACTCTACGTGATGATCATAACCAATAAGATCTCTTATAACTTCCTCTAAATAATTTTTAGGTTGTTCTGTTTTTCTAGAAAAATTATATATGGGTATCTCATGATAATGTTGAGCGCATAAATCTTGCAAATTAGCAAGAGTGCCAACATCTAAAACATTTTTAGCGTATTGTATATGATCCATTATTCTTTCATCGCATACGGATCAGTAGACAACATACGTTGTTTCTTCTCCGGTTGCTTACCCATGATAATATCTTCCATATTTTTGTGCAGATAATTTGCCATCTGACCAATCACATTATCTTGCGATAATGTGTCTACTAAATCTTTTAAAGACTCACCATGTTGTAAACATCTGGATATAAGTTTACCTGATGCTCTCAGTTCTCTATCCAAATACGAATCTGTTGGTTTTAACTTAATCCAGAAAGCCATAGGCGTGACACCAGTTTCGCTTGCAACATAGTCTAATATACCTACCACTCTACGCTCATCGATTGGTAGAGCGAAAGTTGCACTCATCATCCTATTCGGAATTTGTTTTCTCACCTTATTGTTTTCCTTAATCAAAGTCATTTTGATGCCTTTCGATAAATTGGTAAAGACTAATATTAGTTTCCTTCACCTGCTGTATCTCTAGCCACATCGTTTCTATTACCTGGTACATATTATAGATTGTGACTATATTTACAATCATTAATCCTACCCCCATTGCCAAAACTGTCCACACCAATAGATTGCTAGTGGACCATTCTAGCTTGATTTTCAAGTCTTTCATAAGCCTTCCTCGCTCTTAAATCAAAAAGTTGTTGCAGTTTTCTAGACCACATATCTTTCATATCATAATCCTTTGCTCGCTTCATTACCAGCATCAGGTTATTTATTCTTTTCTCCATCAAATCCATCTTTTACCTCCTTATAATGTAAAAACACTTGCGATTGCCAAGAACCTTTAAAAGGTTTCCTACCATGGGAATCTTTTGCACCTTGATATATTAAACAATCTCCGGCCTCTAAATAAAAAGGTTCCTTTTCTATATACAAAGGCCAAGATTCAGGTGCCTCATACCCCATACACAATGTAGCCGACCATTCATAGTCTGGATTGTCGGTGTGCATATCTAATTTACAGTCGTTGCCATATATCCTGTAAAAAGATGCTACAGAAAATAATTCTTTTTTTACCACTTCAGATATTTTTACCCTGTAAGCGTGTAACATAGCTTCCGTAAAAGGGTCACGGCCTCTTATGTCTATGCAATGACCTACACCAATCTCATGTTTTGTTGCGTAACTGTCGGTGCCTTTACTATAAACATTATCTTTCATAGCGAGCGCCAATGAATATTCATGAAATATTTTTAAAACATCTTTGCTAACAAAATTTCTAATTATATGGTTTCGCCTGTTTTCATCCATCTTGGTTCAACTCCACCTTCTACATTAACTCTACATTGATAAGCCGGCAACATAACCCAGCCCTCACATTCACATTGAGGACAATCTAGTTGTTTACCATCTATCCTGATAAAACCATTGCCCTTACAACGAGGGCAAATAGCTTTAACGTCGTGATTTCCCGTTAGATCTACCATTTTTCTTTTTTAACTCTTTCTCTAATAAAAATTCTATTACTTTCTGTACGCTAACAGGCACTTCAAATCTATTTTGCGCCATGCTTTGCAGTTTTTGGTGTGTATCGGTCGATACAGACACTGATTTAAATTTACTTATATCTGGCATTTTTGCCTCCTTATTATATTATTATATGGGATTATATATGTCAAATATTATAATTGACAAGAGTTTATTTTAATTTATTTTATGGTTACTTCACCTTTTTGTATGTCGGTGGCTTATTCTTAGCCACCGGCATTAGTTTCTTTTAAAAACGTAGCTTTCATCTAAATAATTAAAAGTTACCTTACCATTAACGTGCTGTGTGTGTTTTGCCTTACAGGTCATACATTGATATATCCTTTTGTCGTCCTCTGTTACCAATCTAACAAAAGGCACATAACTACTACAGTTGTCACAGACACCTAGTGTTATTTCTACAGGACTATCATTATTGTATGTCACCCCAGTTTACTCCTTTTTCGTAGTCGACTTTGTTCGGTACTTGTAACTGTACCGCTTCTTCCATAATTCTAATAATTCGCTCTGACTCTTCAGGGCCTGATACTGAGATATCAAGTTCATCATGAATTTGAACATGGGGTATAACTCCTTCCTTGTAAAGGGCCAACATAGATTTTTTTGTCATGTCTGCTGCTGATCCTTGTATTAGTTTGTTTAATGCTTTGTAAGTAAAAGCACGTTTAATCCCCGGTCCGTGCTCCCTGAGCGCTTCGGCATGAGGTAATGCTTTCTTAATACCAAAACCATGCGGCTCCCACATATCGAAATGACATAGTCTTCCACCAATCGTGCGTATCTTACCACTGTCATCTGCTCGTCGACTCACTGCCTCTGATAACATTTTAACAAAAGGCGCTTTCTGATGGTATGTCTTTAAAAGTTTTTCTGCTGCATCTTTCATCAGCCCTAATTCTGCCATAAGTTTATTCTTACCCATGCCATACATGATACCTAAATTAATTGTCTTTGCTTGTTTACGTTCTATGCCGGCCATGTCTGCAATCATTTGGTGAAAGTCTGCACTGCCATCTCTGTATGCATCAACAATCGTACCTGTACCTTCTAACTTCATCAATGATGCAAAGTGTACAAGTATACGTGGCTCCTGTTGGCTGTAGTCAAAACAACCCCAGGTATGTTTCTCTTCTGGTATAAACAATGATCTGATTAATGGTCCCAGGTGTTTATGTCGTGCAGGTATCTGTTGTAAGTTTGGATTGTTGTAACTAAATCTACCCGTCACTGTACCACCTTGATCAGATCGTATCTGGTTTATCTCAGCATGTATGCGTCCGTTGTGTTCGTGCTTTAATATCGTATCGATAAATGTTGTGTTTGCTTTGTTAATCTCTCTTGCTTCGTTAATTAGTTTTGGTAGCTCAGCTGGGTGTGTTGCAAGAAAGTTTTTTGTAAAACTTGGTGCGCCCTTATCTGTCCTGTCATATGGAATCTTTTGACCATCAAAAGCTTTTGCAATCGATGCAGCAGCCCAGATCTCTACATCAAACCCTGCTATCTTATTTATATCTCGTAGCAAATTTTTTTCTGTTTCTATTAGTTCGTTCTTAACTGACATAGCTTTTGCAACATCAACACGCACACCCTTAAATTTCATATCAACCAGGCATGGAAATAATTCTGTTTCTAAATTAAATACATCCCATAGATCTTGCTTTGATATTTGATGCTGTAGTGCGTGCCACAGTTTTAATGTAATTTCTGCATCCTTTTCTGCATACTCACCTACAAACGGTGCAGGTAATCTCCACATCTCTGCTTTTGGATTGACGCCAAAGTCTTTTGCAGCATCCTGTAAAAGTTTTTCGTTCTTGCGCATGCCTATGTAATCTTTACCAACAGAGTCTAGTGTGTAACTGTATCTGTTTTCGTCAATCAAACTTGCAGCAATCATTGTGTCAATAATGCCACCGTTTATATAAAAACCAAGAGAACGTATCCAGGATACGTCGTACATTGCATTGTGAAATATTTTTGTAGAAGTGGTTTGCAACAATTCTTCAAACCAATCCAGGACTAATGCGCGGTCCATGTTCCCACCACCTTCATGCGCGATAGGAAAATAGCCGGACCAGCCTTCGACCGCGACTGCTATGCCGACTATCTCCCCGTCTCTTCTTACCGAACCTGACCCCAATGTCATCAGGTTTGGATCTCGTGTTTCTAAGTCAATTGCAATTTCTGCATGACTAGATAAATCTGGTAACCTGTCTGGTGGAACCCACTCAGTTTCAGGTGTAAATAATGGTTGTTGTAGTGTTCTCATCTGAAATTAATATTAATTGTTACTCTTACAGGTTGGTCTGTGCATGTAGAACTACAGTGTAGTATGTTCTCGTCTGTATATAAAGCAGTGTTAAATACACTTGGTACTTTTATTGATTTTTTATTTTCTGGAAAATATTCTGTGTAACCATCATTGCTATTAACATAATATAAAATAGTTTTCTCTCCTGGTTTTGACCATGGGTGTTCACCAGCATTAATATTATAAGGACGAAAGTTTTGATTATAAGCTGTGTCATCATAGTGTTTTCCGTGTTGTACAATTTTATGTGTTCTAGCATATAAATTACATTTTACACGACGAATGTATTTAAGATTCAAATACTCTATCATCGGTTTAAGTTCAGCCATGGCATTTTGTTCCATAGAAAAAAAATCTACAGGACAACCAAAGTCAAACGCTTTTATATGAAAATACCCATGACCTGCTTTATCATTAGGCGAGGCTGCATTTTCAAAAAAATTCCAAGCAGGTAAAGGACCTGTAAAAACTTTATTTATTCTAGTTGCAACCTCAACAGGTAAAAAATCTTTTATAATTTTAAAAGTCATTTGTAGTCTCTTTCAATTATCATATCGATAAAATGTTTCGCTTTCTCGAGGCTCTCTTTGCCTCCCTTATCTTGATGTCTTACAATATATTTTATAGCAGATCCTTCAGCGAATAACAATTTGTTTTTATTGATGAATTCGCTAGGCTGTATCTTATATTTTTTGTAATGGTCGCCTCCGACCTGTGTTTTGTATGCACTCATTTTTTTCTTTTCGTATGTTTTTTATACATTTCGCCTTTTGTAATTAATGTAACCATGTCAAGGAATTCGTCGTTTGTCATATCTCCTTTTGCATAATTTACTTTATCAGACAAAACTTGGCAGTTTTCTAATTCGTTAGCCCCGCCTCGTGCTACTGGTAAAATATGGTCTAGGTTACATGCATAGTAATGTCCTTTAGGCACCATTACAGAAACTTTCTTTCCTGTAATCTTACATGTTGTCCATGGAAAAGAATGTCCGTTTTCATCCTTTCCATCATTTGGCCATATGTGTTGTATCATTTGTTCTCTTGCTGTTGGCATATCTAATCCTTTTGTTGAGTTTTCTTTGTCTTTGTAAAAACCTCTGATTTTATAATCCCAAGTTCTCTCAGGTCTTTTGTTCATAAGTTTTTGGTTTCTTCTTACATCGTGTGTTTGATGTATGAAATGGTCTACTTTCATCTGAAAGCAATCTCTTCTTTTTTGTTGTCTGGCTAAGGCTTTTTCTTTTTGTCCTTTACCATAACGATAAGCTAATGTTCCTTTACTTATCTTAAATTTTGTTGCTAAGTTTTTATAACTCCATCCCTTAGCTCTCCATCTGTCAATTCTATCCCACATCTCTGGGTCTAGTCTTTTAGATTGTTTGCTCATATTTCATAGCTCCTTTCATAGTTTCTTGGTTCTAAAATATGCAAAGATTTCTTTGCTCTTGTTACTGCTACATAAAATAACCTGTGTAGCTCGTCTGGATCCATATCGTTTTGATCAAGAGCAGACTTAGTAATATCAGGAAGTAGTAATACATTGTCAGCCTCACCTCCTTTTGCAGCATGTATTGTTGATAATGTTATTCTTGGTTGTTGTGTAATTTTTTCTCTGTTGGCTAGCATATTACGTATGTAGTTTTCTGTTTCAGCATCTAAACCTTCAAACGCTTTGTACCAAACGTCATCAGTTTGTAATCCGTGATCCGCGCGACACTCTTCGATGTAATAACCTTCTTCGTTATCGTCCATGGTTTTACCTGTGCGATAACCCTTGGTTACGTTGTCTCCTAAGTATTGATATATATTTTTTATTGATCCGACTGGTAATATTGTTTCACTGTTTCTCCATTTCTCCCATGTTTGTATCGCAAGAAGAAGATCTAACTTTACAGAGTTCTTATGCTTATGTGAATAGTACCACCCTTTTAGTTCACAAAATTCTTTGATGTCGTCTAAAAAGTGGTTGGCAGATGATAATACCAACCACTCACCCTGAGACATATCTACCTGTGTAACGTCTGAATATCTTGTAAGATCACCCAACTCTTGTCTTGGCATGTAATCTTTGTCGTATCTGTTTGATACGTTTCTAATTATGCGTTGTGATAATTCGTGTATAGGACCACCAGGAATACGATAGGATTGATCCAGTGTGTCTACGTAATCTACTTCTTCCTTAAGTGCGATAAAAGTATCAACATCAGCGCCAGCCCATTTAAATATTGCCTGATCATCATCCCCAGCAATGTAGGTCTTGTCTGCTTTCTTCCAAAGAGCCCTGACCATTCGCCACTGCAAAGGTGAGAGGTCCTGTGCTTCGTCAATAAATAATACGTCGAAAGATGGTGAAATATCTTCGTTAATAAATTGTTCCAACATGTCATCATAGTCGTACAGTCCTTTTTCTTTTTTATACTTTTTAAATTCTTGATCTAAAAGATATAATAAATCTCGTTCTATGTCTAGGCCGTGCCTGTTCTTGTCATACTCTTCCAACACAGGTATCTCTTTCACTCTAGCTTTATTTATTATTCTTAAATATTCATTGTCAGAATTAAACACTCCATCCTCTTCTTTGTGCCAAGCAGACTTGATAGGTATACCAACCTTATTACCAAACTCTCTGTAGTCTGCGTGCCCCATAACACGTTCTTTGTTCATACCTAGTGTTCTAAAAGCAAAAGAATGTAGAGTTCTAAAGTTAACAATATCTTTTGCATCTATCATAAATTTTTCTTCTGCTCTGCGTGTTGCTTCCCATGCAGCTTTCTTTGTAAAAGAAAAGTAACCTATTTTTTTTATGTCTGTGCCAGCGCGTAAAAATTCTTCTACTAAATTTAGTAGTGTTGTTGTCTTACCTGTTCCTGGTGGTCCTAGTATTATTGTTTTCATTAAAAAGGAACTTCCTCATATTTTATGGGACTAATAGAAGGTTCTATTTTTTTCATAGCCTTAATTTTAATTAGTCTAACGTTTTGATTTTTAATCTCTTTTCGTACCTCGTCTACAAAAATCTTATCTAGTTGTTGGAGCAGATTGCTTGTATCTGTACGCTTCAGTTCCCAGTTGTTTCTTTTACAATATGCAAAAAAATCATCCATCCTAAAATAACAATAACCTTCATCATCGTGCCAAGACATTTTATTTAATATGTCTTCTTTGGTTCTTGCTTGCGCTCTGTTAACTGTAAACTGTTGCAACAAAGATATTAAATTTTCTGTAGGGTCTGAAGATTTTAATGGCGCTACTTCTTGTATACCTGCCATCAAAGGTTTTAAATATAGTTCTCTCCAATCTTTTGGTTTTGGTATAGGTACAACTACAGAAGCTTTGTCCATAACTTCAATAGAAAATAAATTAGGATTGTGTAATTGTTCTTTTGTTAACTCAACTCTCTTACCGTCTACATCTAAAAAATATTGTGATGGGTTAGAACATATTTTAGTTAGTGTACCTAACTCTGGCATTTGTTCTTCTTCAAAACCAACACCAAACTTTTTTGTCCTACATCTAGCAGGATCACAAACAGAACATATAGGTTGTTCTTTACACCTATACTTATCATACCCTTTTCTGTTTAATGATTTTATTAATGATTGTACTTCTGAATTACTAAGAGGAGGGTCCATAACTTTTTGGTTATCAGACACCAGCATATCCTCCCAGTTATCAGGATTAGATTTTTTTCTATACACACCTACATTAAATAATGCGTTGTTTCTTGAGCCCTCACCAAAACCTTCTTTGGCTAATTTATTTAAACAAGGTGGTCCTTGTTCAAATGTTTCATTGCTTGGCACAGATGTTTGAACTTTTAAATTTTCTACTTGCTCTCTTGTCTGTACCCACTCATCATATATACAATAGAATGATTCTAAACTAGCAGCTTCACCGCCAGCTTTAATAGCGTACCTCAACCCTCGTATGCCGCCGTGGTATGGTAAATTTAAAAAGTTACCAGTATCTCCACGGTCCATAAATATCTGAGTTTGTTTTGGAAAAACCTCACTACCTTCGTAACCTAAAGCTTTTGCCATTGCCTTTAATTTAGATTGCATTAACGATGCAGGTATAAAATCTTTTGTAAATAAAAATAAATGTGCGCCCCCAGACTTTGATCTAAATGTAACTAAAGGAAAATCTAATCCTTTTATATTTCTCATCAAAACCAAATGATCTACGTTGTAAACATCAATGTCTATACATCCCCATTTACATTCGTTGTTTTCGTTAATAGGTATAACACCAAGAGCAGGCTCTTTACCATCTATGTGTTCTTGCCATAAAATATCTGTGATTGTTTCTCGTTTAATAAATGCCTTTGATACCGCTTTTCCTTTCTCTGTAGTCTCTCCGGTTAGCTTCATTATACCATAGGCACTATTATTACCTTCAAATATTTCCTTAAACTTCATTTCTTTGCCTTAGGCCTCCCGGTTCTTGCTTTACCTCGGTTAGGTCTGTAAGTTGGCTTACATAACTCAGTGCAATAAACTTTACTCTTTTGCCACTTTGTTATCTGAAACACCTGTTGGCATGTCGGACACACTTTGTTCATTTAATCTCTTTAACCTTTCTTCTTTTTGTTTCTTAGATTCCTTTGTACTTATATCCCACAACTCGTCTTGGGCTAACCAATACTCGTCAAACGTCAGAGACGCGTAAGGGGGGATATGTTTACGCGTCTCTCCCATGATTTAAAACGGGACTTCGTCTTTCTTAGACTCAGTTTCGCTTGCACCATGTTTTGCCTCTACCATCCCAGAGGAAACGCTAGAAGCAAAAGCTTTAGCGGCATCGTACGTATCTTTATCTTGTACGGGACCTACTTTTTCTACAGCCCAACCAAACCAAGTTCCCTTGTCGTTAGACTGTTGCACTGTTTTTAAGTTGTAAATGTGACTGTAAGCAGCCGGTGTGAATAGACCATTCTTACCTTTCAGCTTAATGCTATTCATCATTGAGTTCCACGAACGACTCACTTTTAGTTGTGTTGATTTCATAGAGATCAATGCTGTCTGCAAATCCTCTGTCAACACAAAGTAAGATGCTGTGTTCTCAAGATAGTTACCATTAGGTAGTCTATCCTTCCAGTCAGCTCCTCTTGTGGCTTCTTTTATTATACCACTTTCAACAGAGTGTATAGCTACAGGAGCACTAGTGCCCTCGCCTCTATCACTCCACTCAACGTACTCCCTTTTGTATCCGCAAGGAATTACATTGATACCCTTCACCCCATCATATGTCGATTTAGTCACAGTATTAAATATCATTCCTGCTTTTGCACCATCTACATATTTGGCGTCCCGGTCATTTACTTCCGGGGATTGCATGCCTAGTATACGTAAGAACGGCATAGCAAAATCTTCTTGCCCCATTCCCTGCATACCTGCAGCTTGATCAGCTTCAAACATAGTGTTCAAAGCTACATCACCTTTTGTTTTTTTCGCTACTTCATTATTCATTTGTCATTTCTCCTTGTTCATGATTCATTTTTTCCGGCTAATCTTAGTTTCATCCTGTATTAATAAATTAAAGGAATCGGAAGGCATGTCGAGGCCGGCCTCGACACGCTCCCTATAGAGGGCCATCAAAGTCATAGGTTCTACCTTTTGTCTTTGAGTGGGTTCATAACCCTGTTGCCCTGCAAGAGACAGTAATTCCTGTGCTCTTGAGTCTTCGCCTTTCCCGAACGTTACAGCGACCTCGTTTTTAATGATGTCGTCTAGTTCGTTTTCTCGAAGCCAGTTGTAAGCTGATTCCATTTCATCTTTTTTAATGGTACATCGATATTTTTTTATTACATCAATGCTACTGCCATCAGCTAATTTCAAAGAACTTAAACCCTGTTCTGCTAGAATATTGGGTATAATCTCTGAACTAATCTTGTCTTTTTTTTCTTTTTTATATTTTAATTGTTCTTCAAGTTTTTCGATTTCTTCCTCGTATGCTTGAAGTTCTTTACAATGATAAGCCAACGTCTCAATATCAGTCTTTTCGACTAAGTTCTGTTGGTCTGATTCTAGTTCGTCTAGTGTTAATGTTGTCATTCATCTTCTCCTTTCTCAAATAAATTAAATGACAGAGGATAGTATCTTGTTTCTTGTCTATCCCATTTCAGCAAATTAAATTTACCTTGTGTTATATCACTTACAATAGCTGTAGATAATCCTATTATAGCAGGATCACCAGAACAAAGTATATAATCTGTTTCTCTGAAATCTCGTAAATTTTTTCTCATTTTATGTATAAAAGGTGCTGGACTAAACAACATCTGTGAATTTTCCGGTAAACAAATAACCAAATATCCATAGTCAGATGCCGTTAAAATATTTATATTTCTTGGTGGATGCTGTAGAACATATACAAAGCTTTCGTTAGGATTTGCCTTGTTAAACTCTAAAAACTCTGCCAACTGTTTTGGCCTGTATAACTCAAATAATTTATTTCTCATTTCATACTTTCTATGTTGACAAACAACATAGTCATGATTATATAATTGTCAAGTTAGAAAGTAAAATAAATTATGATAAAAAATTATAGGTTTAAAACCAAGCCTTACCAGCATCAATCTGATGCTTTATCTAAATCCTGGGCCCAGGAAACATACGCTTTGTTTATGGAAATGGGAACTGGTAAGTCTAAAGTATTAGTTGATAATATAGCCATGCTGTATGACAGAGGCGCGATCCGCGGCGCATTAATCGTGGCACCAAAAGGTGTATACAAGAACTGGGACGACATAGAATTTCCTGTACACATGCCAGAACACGTTGAGTATACAAAAGTTTTATGGGAAGCAACGATCACAAAGAAAAAACAAATGGAACTTGACACTTTATTTGATGATAAAGGTGATCTTAAGATATTGATAATGAACGTAGAAGCATTTTCTACATCAAAAGGACTGGACTTTGCACACTCTTTCCTTAACATGTTATGCGGAAGAGCTTTGATAGGGATTGATGAATCTACGACGATCAAGAATCCGACAGCAAAGC